TGGCCGCTTTAACAGAGTATATATTATGCGAACCTTATTATTGCCCATTGATTTTGTGTAGCCTTGGAACGCCCCACCTGTATGGCCTCGTGAAATCTCGTTAAATTTACCCATGTTTATAAACTCCCTATAAGTATCAAAAGGGTAACCAACATTATTTGGCACCCTTGTAGTTGTTGTCCTCGCCAAATTCATTGGCTTGGCTCTTAAGAAGCAAGTTTGTTTCGTGCATCAACATACACGTTTCAATCTTGGTGTTGTAAAAGTTGTTTTTTCGAGAGAGCAGCTTTTTCATATCCAAAGCACAATTCATCAAAGTTTGTGCGGCCATTTTAATCTGCTCCCTGGATTCAACTGGAATGGTGATCCGTTTTACAGTGGCCGTGGTGTTAATTTGATAAATCATTTGCTCTCTGCTCTTAATCTTTTTTTGCTTGTACATTTCTATATTTATATTTATATGTACAGCGGAAAGATTATGCAAGTTTTATCGTGATTAAAAACTGTGTCCAATAATTGTACCAGCGGCGCCAGCTTGAAATAACTGACCCTCTGATGAACCAAGATCAACGTAAATCTCGGTTGTAATTTCGTTACCGCTCTTAATAATCTTGCGAGACCCAACGGAACCCGACACACCTGATCCAAGATCGCCAGTAACCGACTGACCTATTTTACTCAAGGCGTTAAGCCTCTTTACTCCCATTCTTCTACTTCCCATAATATTTTCTCCTTTATGATTATATTATTGCAATAACTTGTCCTATTCAATGATCTTATTCCAGCCACTTCGGAATAAAACCTTTCTGTGGGCAGTGGCCTCGCCCAAAGGAGAACATTTCAAGTTATATTAAATAGTTCTCTCAAAACAAAAACCCCCTACCGAAGTAGGGGGCTTAGGTTTAGCAAGTGGGCTTACTTATCAGGAAGCGCCAGCCTCACCAAGTAGACCACGAACGATAACTAGACCGTACATATCCGGGCGGACCATCTTCTTGGCGTAGCGGGTCATAACACCCTTACGCGGGACGAAGTCTTCCGGTCCAAAGATGGTGGGAGTGGTCTGTAGCGGCACGTAAGGTGCGTAAACATAACCAGACTCTAGGAAGCTAGAGCCACGACGACCGATGAGGATCACGTTGCGGAGGAAGTAGGGGTCAACAATGACATCAAACTTCTTGCTTAGTGAACCGGTCTTGAGTGCGCCGATAGAACCCTTCTCATCATCGTGAGTAACACTTGCGCGGAAGCCAGCGGTAAACTCAAGGATGTTGGCAACTTCGGGTCCGCAGACGACGAAGTTAGCACCACCACGGAGAGTCTTACGATGGATCTGGGCAGATACGTCGTTCACGGTCTCAACTAGGGTTTCATACCATTCGGAGACAGTGCCGGTGAAATCGGGAGCAGCAGAGCTAGCACCGATCTCATTACCATTAGAGTCAACGAAGAGACCCGGAGCGCGTGACCAGTAGCGGGTAGCAGCGGTGGCACCGTTTACGAGGTCAGCGAGGATCTCACGGTCAATCTCAAGAGCAATTTGCTCGGAGAGAAGACTGGTAAGCTCAACCTCAGCATCCAAGTTGTGGTATGCGTTGAGGTCCTGACCTAGCTCGGGGGTCCACTTAGCCTTTAGCTTCTTGGTCTTAGCGGTAACAGCGATAGAATCCACCTTGATGTCAATCTCGGGGATGGAGGCATTGCCTTCTAGTGGGAAGAGAGACCCGGCAACAGCACCAGCAGCACCAGAGACGGCATCAATAGTGTCTCTTAGTGGAATCTGAAAAGAGTCCGCCAGCCAATCACCAGTCGTGGTGGCGTCAGTGGGATCGACGTTTGCACCGGGCGCAACAATAGTAAGACGAATAGCTTTATTGGTAGTTGCAGCTTCGGTGGCAGACACTGGGCGACTGAGCCTTCTGATTAGATCAGTGGCAGCAGTGGATAGACCATCGAGGCGGGCTACAGCCTGTGTAAGACCGGTTGCGGTAATTGCAATTGGTGATAGGTTGTCGAGGTCCAGGGCTCCGAGAGAAGCATCTGTTAGATCTTCTTCTTCAATATCAACAATAATAAGCCCCAAGCTGCTGTCGGTGACAGCGAGTAGATCGGGATCGAACTCAATGAGCTTCTTGTTAGCAACGCTAACTGAACCGTCGAGCTTAAAAATACCTTTAACAGCAAAGTTAGCGTTGGCGACGAGATCAGAGCTACCAGTTGGGGAAGCGTAAGCGTAACCACGGGCAGAAGAGCGAGGACCAGAGAGATCCTGCTTGCTTGAGCCTACGAGATCAACACCGTCAACGACTTCAGAACCGACCTGATCAGTACCGTAAATTGACTTAGCATCTGCGTTGCCAAAACGGCTTCCGGTGCCAGCAACTCCACCAAGATCACCAGAGAAGGTGAAGTCGAGGAAGAAGATGAGACCAGAGGGTAGACTCATAGGCTGAACGCTAACGAGGTCGTTGGCGATTAGACCAGCGAAAACGCGGCGAACAATGGGGAATGCGACGGCTGCGAAGCCCTCAACGTTTCCACCACCCATGGTGTTACTCTCACGAAGTAGCTCCTTAGCCTGATTCTCAAGTAGACGGGACATAGTGTTCTGCTTGCGCTCGGACTCTAGACCTTCGAGGAGACCTGTTTTCTTCCACTTGGTGAGAAGAGCGTGGGACTCCGCACGCATGTCACGGTTGACTACACCCTCGGTGAGTCTTTCTAAAATATTAGACATAATAATAAATCCTCCTTAAATTTGATTTAATTAATACCTGCTAGTTTACGCATTCTCACATTGAAGGGATCCACTTGGGGCTCTTCTTTGCGAGATGCACGGATAATTGAGCTTGGACGGTTGATAGCTTCGTTCAGCGATTTTGGACTGATTCTTGGACCAGCCTGCACTGTACTTTGAAGTGTCTCATGTATTGTCTTTGCTTCCTCAACCGAACCAGCTTTAGAAATCGCTTCGACAATTCTTTGTTTTTGTCGCTCATTCAAGGAGGTATTCCCAAGCACTCGGTTAGTATAAAGAAGGCGAGCGTTGCTTAGATTTACATCTTGCACGCTCTCCTTCAGAGAGCCAACTACAGACTTGTAGTTGACCAAAGTTTCTTTTAATTTCTTGTTCTCGAAAACTAGTTCTTCTTGCGCTTGCTTTAGCGCATCTAGTTCATCTTTCATATCGGTGCTGCGGCGTTTAGCCAACTCAAGCTCCATCTGGTGTTTGGTGTCCTCAGAGGAACGACCAGCCCAACCAGAGAGCGAAGCACCCATATCTACAGTAAGTTTTTCGGCGATGGCGTCGAGAAGCCCATCAGAAATATCTTCGTAAAGATCATCTTCGTCTGCCTCTTCAAGACCAGCTTTCTCCATAGTGTCAGAGTCCGCCTCTTCTTCGGCGGCAGGATCCTCGGAGAGCATCTTGGTAACCATTTCTACAATGGCGTCTTCATCGATTTCGATCTCTTCGTCAATATCTTCCTCTACCTCTTCTACAACAGATGTGGGCTCCTCATCGTCGATGTCAAGACCACCAGCTTCTTCAAGGGTGTCTTCGCCTTCAACTTCTTCGCGGAGAGACTTAAGAGCTTCTGCGAGTTCTGCAAAGTCTATAGTAACTTCGGTAAGATCGCCTTCTGCGGTGTCACCGAATTCAGCGACATCTTCAGTAAAGGCGTCAGGGACCCCCTCAGCGATCTCGTCAGCATCAACTTCTTCTTGCATTGTGTCTTCGGCTTCAAGAGAAGGCTCATCTGCACCAAGATCACCCATAATATCACCAAGATCATCTTGCTCCAAAAGGCGCCCAAGTGTTGACTTGACCTCTTCTGAATACTTATCGATGATTGTGGCTTCTGCATTTTTCAATGCAGCCTCTTTTAGTGCCTTGGCATCCACGATCGCTTGCTCTAATAATGAAGACATAAATAAAACTCCTATAAAACTAGTTTTTCATTTTAAATAGTCCGCAGGCGCGATAAAAGCAGTTGTTTATTCGTCAGAGTTGAGAGCATCTAATATTAGTCTTGATAGTTCTCGACAAGTAACGATATCTGGAGAGTTAAAATCATCAGGATCATAAGCGGCTAACAGGGCTGCAATGTCCTCGGTAGAGATAAGTAACTCTATTTTTTTTCCATCAATCTCAAACCCTTCTAGAAAGTAGACTATAGATCTTTCTATTACACTTACTTTTTTCATTGTTCCGCACTCAACTTTATGATTCCATATTGAATTTTTTGTTTATGTTCAGCATTTTCTAACGCCGTAACGTTGTTATATCTTGAGCCAAATCCAACTTGTATGTATAAATCGACGCTCCCTGTAAATGTAATGATGTTTTTCGATATTTGGGTGTTCTTATTTGATATAGATGTGCTTATCCTGCCCCTTTTGTTGTTATAGCTGATGTTGGTTCTTGCAATACTATTGTGGTCTAGAGACGCATCACCCATCTGACCACCAGCAGAAATAATCTGCTGACCAAAATCATTATCCCTTCCAGTGCTGGTGTTTCCGGTGCTATCATTGAAAACAGCACTACCAGCCCAGCCTTGGTTGTTTTGAGTTGTAGAGCCTGTTGCGAGAGGAGCTACACTAAAACCACAACCAAAGCCGAATGGGGAGGGGCTTGATGAAGATTGGGGCTGCTGTAAAACAATCATAATAAATTTATCATTTAAAGTAAGTTGGGTGCCATCGGCATCAGTTAATTTTTTATACCATCTTGCCCCGTAATAGGCAACTTGTGTAAACAGGTTTATGTTTCCAGAGGATATGGCATTTGTGGTTATTTTGGCAGCACCATCTTCAAACGCCTGAGTTTTGATATCGGTGTTGATGTCAACAAAGGACCAACTACCATCAGTAATATCGACAGTTGTTAACCCAAGATTTGCTAAGTTCGTATCCGGTTCAACGACCCACTCACCATTTCTCAATACTAAACCAGACATCAGTTCACGCTCTCAATGTAGTATTGGCTGAGACCATCAGATACGATTGTAACAGAACCATAGGCAGCCTGGATTTTTAAGATCGCCTGTCCATCAATAGATTGACCAGAAGAGTTGAGGCTAGCACTAATCACAATATGATTTGTTGAGCCAGAGCAACTGCCGCTAACGTCCTTAAAAGTAATCCTCTTACCGGGACTAAACATCGCAGCCGAAGGGAGCGATGCTGTGATGGCTGAGCCTGTCGTAACGATGCCAAGAAAACCATCATTCCCTGGTACAACACCAAAGTCAGAGGTAAAGAAGCCGTATGTGGTTGTAGAAAGTCCAGACAATTTGCTTCCGTCACCATAGTAGTTAGAAGATGAAATGTGTCCAGATGCTGTTAAATTTACGGCTGTGAGTGTGTCTGTGGCGGAGGTATATACTAGCCCAGTGTCTCCCTGGAAAGCACTTCCATTTTTAAACTGGACTTCTCCATTGTTTCCATTTGGAGGAAAGGTTGTGATAGCATTTGTAATAGCCGTAGAAATCGCTGAATATAACATATGTTTCGGTGCGTTACCATCTGCTGAATCAGCTATTATAAATCTATCATTATCAACAGGAGACGACTTGACTACTGCTAGTGAAGCATTTATTCTTATTCCCGTTGCTGTGCTCTCAAGCCCACTGGCGCTGGAAAGATTTACTTGGAGATTTCCACTATTGTTGGCTAAAGAGTTTGCGTCAAAGGCAATGTTCGCTGCGGATACATTGCCATTTAGCTGAGTTGCTGGAATGCTCGTCAAACCGGTGGCGGCTCCATAGAAAGCACTTCCTGAAACATTAATAGAGGCAGAGATATCACCCATAACTGAAAGAATGGAGCCATCAAACCGCATATTTGTTTCTGCATTGAGAGCAGTAGTCGCCGTAGAAGTTATAACACGATTGTTTCCAGCATTACTAACAGAGACGCCGCCAGCAACCACATTAGCCAAATCAGCACCATCACCATGAAAAGAACTAGCTGATATGAAAACCGAGGAACTTAGTCCTGCTGGTGCATTCACAATTCCAGAAAATGTCTTTATACCACCGATGGTCTGGCTGGTGTGATCATCAACCATACTCTCGATTGTGCCGCTGGTTGAGTTGACGAATTGAACATCGCCTTTTAGGATATTATATGCCATACAAGAAAGATCCTTTTTTTAGTATTCTCTGTAAATAGTCAGTAAAAAAAAGGATGCCCCCCGTATAGGAGGGCACCCCAGAGAATCTGATAATAAATTATCAGAAGTTTAGACTATACGAGTCTCCAATCGTTAGAAGCAACATAGACCATAGTAACAGCACCATACTCAGATTCAATGCGGATTGATTCCTGACCATCAATGCGGTGGTCAGCGGAGCCTTTGAGGATCTTGATGTAGTTGGACTGTGAAACACCTGTCATTCCCTTAACAGTGACAACATCGCCGGGAACGGGAGAGGCTGGTAGAGTCACGGTTGCGGCGGCTGCGATGTTGGCGAAGTAGTTATAACCCTCAGCTAAGGTACCACCATCAGCGATTGCCATAGCGCTTGTGTTGGTAACAATGAGTTGACCACCAATAGCAGTTAGACCGCCACCAGCAAGACCAACAGCAACGTCGTCGTTGACCATACCGGTCTGGACAGCGTCATTACCGATGGTGACAACACCAGCATTTGTCATTGATACATCACCGCTTAGAACGAATGAACTGTAGTCAGTTCCGTCAGCAATCATAATATGCGTATTAGTGGCAGCGAGACTGTCATCAAAGATGCTCATCTTAGCGGGAGTAACTGCATCGTTAGCAAGTTTGCCAGTTGTAACATTAAGATCAATAATCTCAGCGGTACCGACAGAGTCGTCAGCCATCTGGGACTGCTGGACAGCGTTGGCAGCAATGTGCTCGTTGCCAACAGAGTCGTCAGCAATCTTAGTACCATCAACAATATCAGCAGCAAGGTGGATGCGATCAATAGAGCCATCAACGTACTGGTCAGAATCAACAGAGTTAACACTCATGTGAATGAGGTCAACAGAGCCATCAACGTACTGGTCAGAATCAACAGAGTTAGCACTCATGTGAATGAGGTCAATAGAACCATCAACGTACTGATCAGAATCAACAGAGTTTACACTCATGTGAGAAAGATCGACTGAACCATTTACCAATTCTGATGAATCAACTGAGTCTGCACCCATGGCAGCAGCATCAACTGAACCAGCAGCAAAATGTGCTGTGTCGATAGAGCCATCAACGTACTGATCAGAATCAATAGAGTTTACACTCATGTGAACGAGGTCAATAGAACCATCAACGTACTGATCTGAATCAACAGAGTTTGCACTCATGTGAATGAGGTCAATTGAGCCATCAACGTACTGATCAGAATCAACAGAGTTCACACTCATGTGAGCAAGGTCAATAGAACCATCAGTAATGTGCTCAGAATCGACAGCATCATCAGCCAACTTAGTTCCGTCAATTGCATCAGCAGCCATCATACTTGTGGCGATACCTAGAGCCTTGACGCGAAGAGCATCACCAGAAATCTCGACTGAGGCGCCATCGACACCAACAGAGAGAACACCAGAAGCAGCAATAAGAGCATCACCAGCAATTGTGGCAGCGTAATCGAGCATTGATTCCTTCTTCATTAGACTATCAGAATCCAAGAAGTAGAAACTATCGTCAGCCACGGCGGCAACAGCAGAAGCAACACCATCAAGACGGACAGTTCCACCCATCTGAAGGGTGGCGGAACCGGAGATAGCACCGGAGCCAGAAAGGCTGATTGCAGTGCCAGACTTAAGTTCATCTGAGAATCTGAAGTCTGCGCCAGTAAATCTGTCAACAGAGGCAATTCTTTTGTTGGAATCAAGGATTAGAGCCTTGCTAGCCTCAGCCGTACCGGCTGCGCCTACATCAACATAGTTAAGCTCAGTAGCAGTTGCAGTAACAGCAGCAAGCTTAGTCAAGTCAGCAGCAGTAAGATCGGCGTCATCGAGGTAGTTAAGCTCAGCAGCAGTTGCAGTAACACCAGCAAGCTTAGTCAAGTCAGCAGCAGTAAGATCGGCGTCATCGAGGTAGTTAAGCTCGGCAGCGGTTGCAGTAACACCAGCAAGCTTAGTCAAGTCAGCAGCAGTAAGATCGTCGTTATCAAGGTAATTGAGTTCGGCAGCAGTTGCAGTAAGAGCAGCAAGCTTAGTCAAGTCAGCAGCAGTAAGATCGTCGTTATCAAGGTAATTGAGTTCGGCAGCAGTTGCATCAACAGCAGCAAGTTTGGTGAAGTCAGCCTGAATTAGACCAGAAACACCATCAAGCAAGTTGAGTTCAGTAGCAGTAGAAGTAACAGCGGCACCAGCAAGCTGGAGACCGCCAACCTTGGCGACGTTGAAGTCAACATCGTTGGCAAGAACTGCGGACTGAGCGGCGAGAGTTAGAATATCGGTATCACCATCAGCACCAATGGTTGAGCCGTTATCGACAGCAAGTGACTTGAGGGCGACATCACCGTCAGCGTCAACTGCAAAGCCGGGCATTGTGATTGTGCCGAAGGTGGCGTCACCATCGGAATCAAAACTTGCACCAGAAACACCGGCAGAAGCAGAAAGACTGGCGGCGCTAGTGGCACCGACAGAAGAGAGAGAAGCAGCAGAGACCGCCTCTTCGAATGTGGTAGAGCCGCTAAGTATTGCGGGTCCTACCTGAAATTTATAAGCCATTTATATAATCCTCCTATGGAAAAATGACAATGAGGAGGCATACAAATGCACTCCTCATTCTATTACTATTTAGTTCTCTCGAATATATAGAGAAATCAAGTGATGAAGAACTTTGACGCACCATCAGTATAAATCGTCAAAGATGCATATGGTGATTCTAAAACTACTTTATTTTGATTGTCGATTGTTTGCCCAGAATCGGCGAGAATGACCACGTTATAGGCATTAGACGATCCTCCCTCGTCTTTAAAAACGAAGGTTTGCCCGCTATTCAAAGTAGATGCATTGGGTAAACTTGCTGTTATTATAGCGCTCGGAGAGGCAGTGTTAACGCCTATATAGTAGTCGCTTTTCAACACTGAATAATTGGATGTTACCAATACTCTGCTTAACGACAGACCTGTATTTATTTTTGTTACTTTGTTCTCGACATCTACAGCGAACAAGTCTGCGCTGGATGAGAAAACAGAAAGAGAGCCAGTGAAATGATGGGTGTCGTCGTTTGTGTCTCCGAAGGCAGTCGAACCGGACTGGTTTATTTCAACAAGATTTGTTTGGATAATGTCAAAACTATGAGCCTCTATATTCCCAGACACAACCAGACTACCCGACAAACTTAAGATGTTATTTGCAAAAGTTAAACCAGAACTACCAGCTAGATCTCCGTCTGGAGAGTTAAACTGAATAGAGTTAAGTGGTCCTTGGGCTATTGCGTCGTCAGGTCCTCCAGCAGAAGAAGTAAGAACGACATTATTATTTTCGTCAAGAGCAAGGAACGAAGATGTGGTTGCTTGTCCAGCAGAAACCGAAGAGAGGTTTAACGCTGTTGCCTCTATGTTTCCGTTAACGTAGAGGCGAGTTCCATTAAATTGTAGGTTTGGCTCTCCAACCAAGCTGTCGGCGTTGGCTCCAACTGTTAACATATAGTCAGTTGTGCCGTTAGCCACAATCCTAGTGACGTTTGTTAGATTCGTTCCGTCGCCGTGAAACTCACCAACGATTGCGTTGCCATGTTCACCGCCGCCAGTAGAAGGCTTGAAGACAACAGATTCGTTAGCTACGACGGTACCAGAAAGAAGGTTATAAGCCACAAAGAAACCTCCTCGTTAGAATACGAACCAATTTGATCCATTGGAATACAGGCTGATGGCTGCCATTGTACCTGTCAATGAGTATGCGCCATTATTATCTATTAAGTTTGGGGAGGATGCTGATAATGTTATACCGCCCGGTCTTGAAGTTATTTCATCTTTGATAACCAAAATAGCTCCAGAGTCGTGAATAGATGCAGAATGCAATCTAAACTCTATCGCCCCACTGCCGCCAATACCAATGACGTAATCGCCAGTAGAGGATGTCTGCCCAGATGCTGCCACATTTCTATAAGTATGTCTCATTCCGAGGGTTATTGACTGACTCAAAGAAGGATTAACTTGGAATGTGGGGGCACTAGCGGATTGTCCGACATAGAAACTACCAGTCCTAATATGGTAATCATCATTGCTATTGCCAAATATTGTTGAACCAGAGATTGTGTTCGTCTGATCTACAACAAACATACTTGCTGTAATCACCCCATCTACTACCATATCTCCGTTCAAGACAAGTGTATTGGCGCCGTATGTGCCGTAAGAAGCGGTATAGAACATCAAGTTGGAAGAGCCACTGAGGGCGTCAGAACCAGTTATGAACTGTAAAGATCCCGTAGGACCAGCGATTGTTACTGCTGGGTCTTCATCACAGTTAACATGTGCCCACTTGAACTGAGCCATTTATCAACCTACCCCGACAGAGCCTGAGAAGCTTGGACCGGATGTGGTGGTCGCTCTTGTTGTCGGAACAGTTGTTAATCCGGCGATGACATCAACCGAAGTCGAACCTGATAACCAAAGTTCTGATATCTTTATGTCGTACACTTCGCTTTTGCCATAACCGCTGGAGCCACTGGCATCAACCGCAATAAAGTTTGTGCCGCCGGCAGGGAGGTTGGTCACACCAATTCGAGAAAAACCAACATTTACTGGAGTGCCAGCCTTATTAATAACCTGAAACCATCTGGTCAAATATGGGAAATCAACCTTAGTTGCGGTGGCGACACTGATAGATCCACTAGCAAATGGTCTGCCGCTTACTTGATAAGCGGGGACGTGGTTTAGTCCTACATTCGCTTCATAGGACTTGATAAAGTTAGACATAAAAAACCTCCATATTCTGTTCTTCGTAGTAAATAGTCTTATCTAGTTCTTTCGCGGGAAGCTTCTTTGGTCTTTTGCTCGGCACGTTCTCGGCGCTGACGACGAATCGCAGCTTGCTTAGCATGTCGTCTTGCTTCAGAGGGCTTTTTGAAATATCTTTTGTCTCTGATTTGTTCCATGATTCCCGCTTTTTTGCATTTCTTTATGAATTTGCGAATCATCTTATCGTGGTTTCCGCGACATTGTCTTGCGGTAACTACAACATTTGCTCCTTTACTTCTACTCATTTTAAATCCTATTTGAGTGCTTGCCAAATCTTACCAGCATTTCCCATGATTGAACTAATATCTACGCCTGCATCGGTAGGGTCATCTCCTAAAACATTTGGCTTGTGTGCGGTGCCTGGGGTGCCGGACTCTTTTAGAGGCGCTGTGCCTTCAAAAAGATCTACACCATTGTAGGCATCGGCGCCAATGGAATCTAAGAGTTTTTTACGATGTTCTAGTAGCTTCTGGTTCACCTCTTGGGACTTACGCTTCATTTGCAAGTCTTCATTAAATAGCTTGTCGTTGGGAATGTTAGTTCTTTTTCCCAAACCCATGTGGGTGTTTGGTTCTCTTGTCTCGACTATTGGCTGTTTTGTTAAGCCGGCGCTGACTTGAGATACAACCTCTGCAAGAAGCCCCTCTTCTATAAGGACTTCTTGGATGCACTCTTTTACGACTGGCTTGATTAGTTTCTTTAGTTGTGCTTTATTCATTTATCACTCTTTTTTGTAATGTTTTTTAATATATGAAACAAAATCTTGTTTTTTTGTCCCTTTTTTGCTTGAGTGGCTGTATAGATCCTGCTAATCGCTTGTTTGACTTTCGCATCTTTTTTATTATAGGCGTCCCGCATTTCTTGTTTTCTACTAACAAAATCACCACGGTCAAACATTTTTTCTATCTTGAACGCTTCTTTGATATAATGAGATGGCAAAAATGGGGCAACAAAATCAACGAATGTTTTTAAGTCATTGTTAAATGTATTTGTACTCTTGTCTTTTTTTCCTCTTTTCGCCTTCCAAGAGTCATAAAGTGTATTGTGGTATTTAACACCAAAGTTGCTATTAATTTTATAAACTGGCTCACTCGTTACTTCAGCAGGAGTTTCGTCGGTCTGGGGTGCCTCACTGGGGGATGAAAACAGATCTATAAATTTTGTTCGTATCTCCACTCTTTTATCATCTAAACCAAAAGCAGATAATCTTTCTGCAATTTTAGGTAAAAGTTTTTGTAATATAGTATCTTCAGTATTTGGAAGTTCATCAAATATTTTTATCCAAGCTTCTCTATTTTCTGGGTTTCCATATTTACTACCAGAAAGTTGGTTATAAATATTAGAAAACTCTTGTTTTGTATTTGATGATAAAAGTTTGTCGATTAAGGCGTTTCTTGCTTCTTCTGTAAGCGGGGCACCTGACTCAGCATCAAAATTAGCTTCAGGTGCTGCTTGAGGTTCTTTATTAGGCGCCTCATCAGGAGCGGCTGGTGATGCGGCAGCAGGCTTTTCAAACTTAACTGTATTCGCCCGTCCCCAGTAGTTTAAAGCCTTGACTACTGCTTTTTGTTTTTGCTGGTCTAATCCAAGTTTAGCAATACCTTGAAGAATCTCTCTTGTAGTTTCTGATGAAAACACTCTATCTTGTTCTGATTTTGAGCCTTGAAGGGTTACAGCCTCTAACATAATGTCTTCATCACTGGCTGCGTTAGCAACCAAATTTACGATTGCTATTTTTTGTTCTGGAGTTAATGCTCCAGCTAATTTATTGAGAATGTTGATTAAAGAGTCTTTATTATCTTTTGAGTTTAAACCAAAAATAGTTTGTCCCTCTTCGTGGAGGAACTTACGCCAACTCTCTGTTAGGAGTTTGTCTTTCTCAAAGCTACTCCAAGTCATCTTTCAAGACCTCGTTTAACAACCTGTTGATGCGGTCTGCTTTTGTAAACACTCTGTTGTTGAACTCTTTTGCCTCTCTCATCATAAAAGCGTTTGGTGTGGAGGGCTCGGACACAAAGTCAAAGCAGATAAGTTGGAAGTCTTCTTGGACTACGACCTTACCTGCGCCTTCTGATACTGATCCCATACCGCGAGAAGAGATGCCAAGTTTTACGCCATCTTCTACAAGAGCACGCAGGGTCTTGCCGGCGTCTGTATTGAGTACCTTTACTTTGCCCATAACTGCTTTGTCTTCCATCCAAATAGATGTGACCATATGAGAAGCATTCTTTAGGTTAATGACTGAATCATCGGGGTGATCAAGTTCGCCAAGTGCTCTGTTTTCTTTTACAAGCTTCTTATAGTTCTCGACCTCTCGCACCAAAACCTTGTGAGGGTAGACGCGACCATTACCGTTTTGGACATCTGCTTCTTGTAACTTACCGGAAAGCACCATCCCGCCGTTGGCGACGAAGCGCTTTTCATCTTCAGTGAGCAGATCTTGGCATACGCCGCCTTCGCATAGTTCGTAGTATTCTCGTAGTAGTTTCATCCTATATAACCTTGCTCAATAGTGCTTGGGCGCTTAGTAATCTTTCTGCCAAGCCCCAACGCATACCTTTGTTGGCATTAGAGAGTCTGTGCATAGAGCCACCTCGTTGATCATCTTTAGTATCAAAAATGTCCAAGAGTGTTTCTCTATCAGGTATAGTGGCTAACGCTGTGCTTATTTGTTCTGGGGACACACCAACAATCTGCATCTCCTCTTCATTCATAGAAGCATCGTCGTAGGCAAGACGGCTTTTATCCGTCTGAGTTGCGCTCCACAAATCATGGTTTGCTCTAGCTATCATAGTGTCTTTTGAGTTTCCGCCGGTCTGTGTTTCAACAAAGCGCAAATACTCTTGAGGATCATAGGGGATACCAAGAGCTTCTTTCGCATTTGTGGCAGCAGCAAATAGCTCGTCAAATACCTCTTCAGTCTCGGGGTGGTATTCGCCCTCGTTTATAAACTTTTTCCAATTTTCGATTAATAGTTTCATTTGTTTTCCTTGTGCGGGCATTACCCGCGCGAGCTAAGAGCCTTTACAGCAACGACGAACGGGCTGTAAGCCCCACTTTCCGATTAGATAGTTGTTCATCACTCTTCTCCTAAGAAGTTATCGTATTTATAATTATGCTTTACTTGAATTCCTTCATCCGAAAACACCATATTAAAAACATAGGATGTTGCGGAAGATAGGCAGCCAAGTAAAAGAGCATTCACGATCGTTACATCAAACATAAATAGTTCAGTCCAAGGAGAAAGCAGGAGCAAAAACCAGCCGACGTGGAAACCCATACACATAGGGCAGTGGAAAACCTTGCCGTAACCCTTGTAGGATTCCTTGTGAGGTCTTAGTTTTTTTATTACGGGCATATCGCTATAGACTAAAATTTGTGTTAGTCCGTAGGCTATGAGGACGAATAGTATTAGTTCCATTTATTTCTTTACCTGATTGTTGTTGAATTTATTAGATAAGTATTTTTGAAGCTCATCATTGACATCTGGAATAGGGGCTAGATCGTCCATGCTTTCCATTGCCTTCAACAGATCATTAATAAATGCCACCTCAATTGGATCATCTACAATTTTAGATACATCATCATCGACGTTTAGCCTGTCTAAGCCAGTCGCTGATTTAAAAGAATCTTCCGCACCATATAACTTGCCTACAATTTCTTTGGCGTCTTGAACACCCTTCCAAAGCGAAAAGATGTTGCTAATAACCGGGATTTGTTCTATTGCTGCTTCAGCAGCTTTCTTACCTAATTCCTTGCCAGCCTCTTTAGCTCTATGAGTTTTAATAAGCTTTCTTAAATCTCCGACTGTTTCAAGAGGTGCCTCTTGCAAAACAAACTTGTCCCAACTTTCCATTATGACTTTCATTTCGCTTGACATAGCGGGCTCCTATATTGTATACATGTAGGACATGGTGTAGGGATCTCGCATATAGCCCTTGCGGATAGAGCCTTGATCTGCACGCTGAGGCACCTCGCCAAGTTCTGTTGACTGCTCTTTGTCTGGCTCTGTGTTTTCTTGCTCAAAGCCTGCGACTGCGGCTTCTACCGCCTCAAAGTATGGACGCTCTTCTGTGATGAACTTCTCAATGCTTACAAGCGCAAACTTGGCGGCGTTTAACTTGTCATCTGCTACTTCTTGTAGCTTAGCTTCCATTGCACCATAAAATGAGCCGCCCTGTATGGACTCAATAGTGACGATACCTTTACGAGCAAGATGGTTAAACAATCGGTTTTGGGCACCGTAAGTAAAATCGGTCATCATTTGCTTTGGAAAAGCGGTGATCTTTTTGTCTTTTCCAGAAAGAACAATATCTATGTCGCCGTGGTCAAAGATCATCAAGTCTCCATTAAGGGACTTACGAATATCTAGTTCCAGGGTTACTGTAGGAGGAGGAGTTTTAGGTTTAATCGTAATCTTGATTGGTTCTGGAATCGGAACAATCCTAACTGTTACTGCCATTATAGATCTCCTTTACTAATTCTTGTGTCTTCAAGATGGTTAATAGGGTTGCCTCGTTAAGAGTTGTTTCGTTTGATAGTTTTTGCAAACGCTCTTTAACTAACTGGGTTTTATTGATCATCTCTGGATCGGCGGCGACCTCTTCCACTTTTGTTGCATTCTCTATTGATTCTTTCAATCTACCGAGTTCGCGATTGAGGTAAATCTTCATCTCCAAGTCCTCATTTGAAAAAGAAGAGATGTATCTGTTTAATAGTTCTTTCTGTTCAGATAGAAGCGTACTATCATATTGCTCATTAAACTTCTTAACAAAAGTAGAATAGGTCAATTCATCGATAGGCTTCATATGTGTCTCTTTTACTATACTGCACATTTCACGAATAACCTTTTGCTCAAGAATAACTGACTCTTTCGGAGAATCTGTGTTAAACATCTTTGCGATTGTTGCCAAAGACTTGTAGTTTGGAACAAAGTTATTAAACGTTGATGGCGAGAGATCTTTATTGATGTCATTTATGATCTCTGTTTGTTGTTTGAACAATCCAGTTGGATCGATGAGGTGCTTAGCAACCTTCACAGCCTCTATGATCTTCTGGCTTGTCTTTTCATTAAGGTTTTGGTTTTCATAAAGGGAACGATAGCATTCAAGATCTTTACGAAGAAGAGAGTCCCCTGCAAAATGTTTACGGACAATTGAAACAACCTTATCTTTTCTTTCTTTGTCGCCTTTGATTATAGCAACGGTTGCCTCGCGAGAAAGAGCCTCAAAAACAAATGCGGTATTTCTCTTTTTATTGTGTTTATTCTTCATTGCTGTTCTCCTTCTCCTTTACTTCCAGACTTTCTATAAGCATCTTTACAGAACTATTAACCGCGAGCAAAGCCCTTTCAGCTTCTTTATCTCTCAAGTAAGTAGGCTCTTGCTCTTCATAAATACCCCTTGACAAAGATCTTAGCTCAGAGGCACCGAGGTTATTAGTTCTGTAAGTGTTCATCTCTGGTGTAGGGATACTCGTATAGTTTCTAGTTCTTGCGCCCTGGGGTCTCTTGTCTACGGCAACCTTTCGATAGGTCTTGCCCTTTGAGCCCTTGGTTAAATATTTTTTACCTGTTCTCGCACGCTTACCAAGAGATGGTGTTAGACGCGGTGAATCGCGAGAGCCCGGTGGTGCTGCGAGAAGTGGGCTGTCGTCTTCGCCTCCACCTTCATCGCCGCCCGTGTCGTCGCCAAGATCGAGGTCGCCACCCTCGTCTCCACCAAGATCAAGATCGCCTCCTTCCTCTCCACCGAGATCAAGACCGCCACCTTCGCCACCAGCGCCCGCAGCGGCTGCTTCGGCAACAGCCTCAAGTGCAGCGTCGTGTTTACGATCGTAATACATCTCGCGCTGGTTGCGTAAGAACTCTTCGTGAGACATTGCGAAGATGTTGTCGGCAACCCAACGGCGAGAGAAGAAGCCTTCTGTCGCTGACGCTGCGATGTCAAACTTGGTCTTCCAGTGCTCAAGCTCTTGTAGTTCGGCAATCTTGCTTGGGTTGTTTAGAGAGAGTTTAAAGTTTATAAGATCGTCTCCACGATATCCAAGAGTATAAAGGTGGATAATACCAATCTTCTCTAGTTCGTGAATGACTGTGCGCTGTAGGCGTTGGATAGTTCTTGCGAAACGAATATCCTTGGTAGCCAGTGTTGTTTTATCTTCTGCCGCGCCTTCGCCCATAGTAAGGTAAGACTGCGGAACTTTTAATGCGGAGAATAGTTTGTCGCGAAGATACTTGACATCATCAATCGCTGTAGTGTTTGTCCCACCGGCAAGGTTCTGAATATCTGTAACAGAACCAGCACGGACGGGAATATAGTAGTCCTCTTCAATAGACATAGGATTGTAGCGAAGATCAACCCTGCCTGTGTCCTTGTCAACGATTGTGTGGCGCTTTAGCTGCGTTACAATCTTTTGCATATACTGTTCAACTTCCTGTGGCGGGATTGCACCAACATCAATTTTGAAGACCTTTCGCTCTGAGGAGCGAACAATGCGGTAAGCCATCATTGCGTCTTCCATTAGCGTAAGCTGGCGCCAGATGCGGCGGGCGGGCTCTAGAACTGATGTTCCGTAGGGAGCATATTTATCGTTACCAAGAATGCGGAAGTGCGCAATCTGCCAGTTTTCGAAAGTCATACCAGCAGTGTTCCACTGGTATTGGACATAGTTTGGATTTGTAGCATCCATACCCTCAAGACGCTCAACTTCTTGGAGCGGGATAGCGATGGTGGACTTGACCCCAACTTCATCATCGAGATCTAAATAAAGAACAAAGTCACCATACTTGCACATTGTCCGACACCAACCAAAAAGATTGTATTCTATGTTCATTACGTTTTTGTAAAGAATCTTTAAGACTGCTTTGATTTCATCATTGGCACAACGAATGTTTAGCATTGGAGACAAGTCAGAAAATGTCGTCATCTCATCTGCATAGATGTCTAGCGAAGAGGCAATCTCGGGTGTATACTCCATTTGATCGAAATCAATATAGCGTTCGGAGCGGCGCTGATTTGCAATAGCGTTGGCTGCGATGGTGTCTAGCGGATTATAAGATTGCTTCTTAAATTGTTGACCAGAGGCAGAACGGAAACGAGAGGAGAATTTGTCTAAATGCTGCTTGCGTATCTTGCGTCCAGACTCGGAACGATAATTAATGATCGGTCCAGAGAACAAACGTGTGAGAGCCTTAAATAATTGAGACTCTCTGTTTGCTGGGTTGTTACCTTGTTTCGGATTACTGGGTGCCATTGTTCATTTACTCACTTTATTATCCACATGTATTGGGAATATGTATTTTTTGCTTCGTTCATTTTACTAGTTTGGTCCTCTCCTGTGTAGCCTATTTGTCCCTTAATTTGAGTATTTAAAACCGTCCTTGAGGTTATGATGGCATCTACAAAAGCTTTCTGATAGTTTAGGTCACGAGCGTTTGATTGTAGTGCTGTGTCTTTAACCCAGCAGCAAATCGCAAGAGCCATCACTAAATCGTCGTTATATCCTCGCATCGATTGTGGCTTGCCGTTATACCAAATGAATGTTCTAAATTCATTTGCCAAACGAGAAGAATACGTTTTAATTAGTTTGTTTCTTATAAACTCTTCTAGTTTGGCTACAATCAGTGGTCTGGTCTTTGAGGTGGTCGAAAAACCAGCGATAGCGCCAGGATTATATTCTCCGAGATGTTGGTCAATATATTCGTGTGTAGACTTGACGGAATAGTAAAGGTTTGGATAATTGTATTCTACAAGCTTATCAATGACTGTGTATCCAATAGAATTGTTCTCTACCACCATCATCGCATTTCCAAACTCTCGACCCACTTGGTTTAGCATATTAGCATAAAGGTCGGGTGTTGGCTTGCCTTGATACTCTCCAATGATCTCCATTGTCTCAATCTTGAGAATATGGAATGTGGAGCTATCGGCGCCGTCGCCCCTTGCTACGTCAGCAGCCATAACATAGCTACAAGTTGGATCGTATTCTTCCCAAATCCAAAAGTTTCTATCAAAGCCGGTTTTGTGCTTTGGTTCCTTTACATTCGCCAAGATCCATTCTAGATTATCTGGATCGATGACGGTCTCGCCAGATGTGTTGAAGTTACATTGTAACTCCTGGGCAATCTGGCGGCGGTTCATGTTTCTGGTTTCTTTCTTGAACCATTGTTCGTCGCGCTCGGGATGGACATCCCACATAAGAGTTGTTAGATTAAAATTATTTTCATTGTTCTCGGCACCAACGCAAGTTTTGTGGAACCAGTTACCAACGCCGTTGGGGGTTGAGATGGCAATACAGCGACCACCCGTGGATAGCGTTGGATACAGACCAGTCCAGAGACCCTCTAGTCCTTCAATGTGTGCTGCCTCATCAAGAACTAGAAGTGATAGTGCCTCTGAGCGACCAGCATCGCCTGAAGTAGAAGCAGCTTTGATTGAAGAACCATTAGACAACTCAAAAGACGTGCGGTTGTCTGTCGTGATACTTGCTATCCTGATCCAGTCAGGAAGGTTCTTCATTATGTTTTTGACTTTGCGAACCAAGTTACCTGCTGTTTCAAACTTGGTAGCCATAACAAGGATAGCCTTGTCGCGATGAAACAGCATCATCCAAACAATGTAGCCAGCAGTAATCGTTGAGATTCCTAGCTGGCGACCCTTGTTAATAACATTGAAGCGATAATCGTTGAAGTCATTTAGTAACTGATCTTGATAATCATAAGTCTTAAACAACATAAGCCCGTGCATCGGGTGAGAGATGCGGGCATAGTTTTTAAGAAAGTAAGAGGGATCTTTACCGCACTTAATAACTTCTTTGAGTATTTGCTTTTTCGTTAGTTTGGACATTCATCTTGCTTTACATTCTTGGATTATCAGGCATAGCATCGGACTCCGCTTCGGGTCCCATAGCATCAACGATTGTTAGCGCCGCATTCTCAATCACTCTCAACACAGATTGGGGAATTCCTCCCATGGGGAATCCTTCCTCAGATTCCAAAAAGCCAATAAACCCATCACGAATCCTGGCAGCTTGTGCCTTTCGTTCATTAAAATCAGTAGCTTCACCCATCTCTTCTTTGATAATCTGCTTTAGTCTTGCTTTTGTTAGTTTCACTTTTTGTCTCCTTTAACAATAGGTCTCTTATCGTTTTTCGTTAGTCTCAGCATTCATCTTAATCTATTTTAAGACCGCGAAGCTTAACGCCCCCTGGAGGTAGGCGCCGACCTCTCATAGAGATTGAAGCGGACCTCTCTGGATCGTCATACATCTGATTGTCCTGAATAGAACGAATAAGTCCCATAACCTCTTCATCGCCGCCAGCCAAGGCTTCTAGCTCTTCTGGGGACATTTGGTCTATGTGAGCGCGAGCAGCAAGAGCGTCAATCAATTTCTGCTCTGGGCTGCGCATTCCAGTGTCAAAGCGCGGCTCTGTTCCGCCCAGTTCATCACCAGAAGAGAAAGAATCCATTTCTTCTTTGATAATCTGCTTTAGTCTTGCTTTTGTGATTTTCACTTTTTGTCTCCTTTGACAATAGGTCTCTTATCGTTTTTCGGACGAGTGCCGAGACCACCTTGATCTAGGAACTTCTTCCAATCGGCGGCAAGACGATCTTCTGTTGCCACGCCAACAACTGCAACTTCTTCCATTCCGCCGACTTTATAGTGCATCTTGGCTGTGACCCAAGAGCGAACTCTGGAAGAGTTTTCTACGCGAATGTCGATCTCGCCTTCCGGCTTGAGAGAGATAGTGCCCCCACCAAGCTTGCGAGCCTCTTTCTTCAAGAACTTTACGATGTCTGCCATCTGCTGTTCTACATCTGCCTCAAAGCCATTAGCATATACTTCCTGTAAACGAACTTCGGACATGTAAGACAGACACATCATAGGTCCATAAAACTTCACGTTAAAGCCGTCCATGACGCGCTTATCTATAAGGGGGTTCCCCTCCTCTCTCTTTAGACCTGCCTTGAGGGCTTCGCCGTCTTCGGTTAGAGCGCCGTCGTATGCGTTTGCGGAAGCTTGTGATAGAGCTTGTATAATTTCATAAACTGTAGCCATTTATAGTGTTCCTTTATATGCTTGCCTGTAAATAGTAGCGAACTTTCTCTAAATAGTCTACAACAAGACTTATTTTTGCGTAGGGTCTTCCCCAGCCGGTGCGACTTGTTTCTTGAGCATATTAAAAATTCTTTCCAGAGTGGCGCGCTTCGTCTGAAGTTCTACGCCGGGCATCTCTGCAAGATCTAGAAGAAACTGATCTATCTGCTGAATAATGCCTCTCTCCATGTTTGAAAGTTCTGGATTTGCCTCCAGTCTGTCTTCTTTGCCAGACTTGCCGAAAGCGGAGCCGCCCATGGATTTGGTCTTAAATTTTACTTTTTCTTCTTGTTCTCTCAAGACTTCTCTGATTAATTCTCTTAAATCTTCAGTTTTCATTTGGTCTCCATCCTTTTTTCCATCGCTCTTCTCTTCCCTCGATCCATTTGATATAACAATTATAACAACAACTAAATTTTATAAGCGATACGTCGTCTCGGGTAGAATGAGAGAAGGCACTACAAACAGGACAACCTATCTTGGATTCTCTATTAAGTAGTTTTTTGGAGACCTTTGTTCCATTTACTTCTACTTTATCATTTGACTCATCATTTTTCTTTTGTTTCTTGTAGAGTTCTCGCATCTGCTCAAGATACATCTTCTCTTTTTCAGTATCCCAGTTTGCTTTTGGATTCTGAATAGTCTCTTCACCATACTTCTTTGTGATGGCTTGTTCTACTTTGACAATGTAGTCTGGATCTTTGCTCATTTAACCGCCTGTTGGATTCCATAGTAAGTAGCTCCTCCAAGGGCGACACCGCCCACAAACCACATCCACTTATAAGCTGGGGCTTGTTTCTTCACGATCTTCTGTAGTTCAAAGATCTCGGTGTCTTTCTCTATTATCATCAAGGTGTGCTTTTTGTTTAGAGAACTGTATCTTATCGTCTGCTGCTCCAACTCAAGAGTAAAATCATTTTGTTTTCTCTCAAGGGTTCTCGTCCATTCGATCTCGCACTCTTCTTTCACGCGCTGGGGCGCTGTAAGAACCTCGGACAAAGCCTCGGGGTTGAAGACGACACCCTCTATAGGGGATCGTGCTCCCGCCTCAATAATAGAAAACTCTGGGCTTGCGCCAGCAGTTGAGATCATAAACAATAAGCTAAGGAACATAGGTGAATCCGTAGATGTCTTCTATCTGAAATATAAGGGCTTCTTTGTCTTCCCTATAGTTTCTTATAACACGCTCCTTCTTTTTGTCAATCTCATTTGACAAATCAGTCAGGGCGTCTTGATAGTGCATCTCAAGCTTTTCATTTCTTATTCTGTATTCTTCAAGGGCTTCGTCTCTCTGCTGTAGTTCTTCAGCGTGGATACCTTGTAGTTCTTCTATCTGTGTCTTTAGCGATTGCTGTGAGACTTCGTGTGCTTTTATAATGTTGCGCACATCATACTGCGACTTGCCAAAAACAACAAGAAGGAGCAGGACAAGCCCGATCTCCTTCCAGTGTTTTAAGCAGAATGCTAGAACCTTTTGCTTCACTCAAGTCCCTTGAGCTTTACAATAGCGTCAATTACAGATTGACCACCGAGATACAGACCAGATATGATAACCCAGTCTGCTGATTCTAGTCCGCCCCAA